TTTCACTATTCCGAATAGCATATATATACTATTGGAGAAGTTAGTGTCTCGTTTAAGACATTTAAAAGAACGTGGACATGTGATCCAAATAGGTCGTCCATGGGCCCGAGGGGGTGCAGATATTATAGCGGAATGTTTAGGAATCAATAAGCATAATTGTTTCTTTCCAGAGCTAGTGGAAGGAGACATAAAAAATTTTGATCAGACAGTTCTGGAGATATTTGTAAATCTCTATTGGTCGACGATGAATATTCATTTGGATCCAAACTCAGAAGATTTTCCGATCTTTGAAAAGATTTGCAAATTTCTTTTAAGAAATATGATACAGCGTATTACGAAGATTTTTGCAAGTATCTGGGTAATAGTAAAAGGAGGTGTGCCGTCAGGAGCATATAATACAAGTCATATGGATTCATGGATTATGGCTTTGTATTTTTGTCTCTTTTGTGTTTACCAAGTTCATAATGCTCCGGAGAATCATCGAGAAGAGCTGGAATGGGATTTATTTAAAATAGTGAGACTGGTGGTTTATGGTGATGATCATTTATATCGTAAAGGACTAGGTATTGGTTCTCATTATTTTTCGGGCAAAGCATTCGCAGATTACATGATGAAACATTTTAATGTAGTAGTGCGAGATTTGAGAGATGGTATTCCGTTTTGCTCAGAAGAAATGTATGGTTGGCTGGTGTCAGTTGGAGCTTCATTTTTAAAACATCAGTTTGTCCTCAATAAAGAAAAAGGAGAGGGGCAGCCTACATTTCTACCTTATCGAGAGTCTTGGGAATTCTTGTTAAGAGCGGTGTGGGGTCGTATTACTCGATCACGTGACCACATCGACGTTCTTTTGTCTATTTTAGGCCACGCTTATGGGACGTATGCATCGAACAAGGATGCATATGTCCGCCTCCACCTCTTCTATGTTGAATTGCTGGAAGAGGTAGATGATCTTGAAAATTTGGAAGCCACAATGATAGCTCGGATGACTCCTGACGATATAAAGAAAATACGTCAGATAGGGTTGTCCCCTGAGGAGTTAGTTAGTGGGTTTCCGACATGGGATAATCTCGTGTCGAAGAATATCGTTGATCGAAGATACCAAGATACCACATCGTTACCTATGGACTTGGCAGATACGGTGGATATCAACGAAT